AGAATATATACATTTAGCATAATGAACTATATATCTTGAAGCTCCTCCATTTGTACTGTATTTTAGAATAATGCCAGTTTTATTGATGAAAATACCTGAGTTAGTTTCATCCAATAGTTTAAGTTCTCCAAATGAAAGTCTTGTTTCACCTTTAAATATTTCTGCATCAGAACCATCATAGGTACGCATTTCTATTCCTGACGGAGTTATTGCCATTGCTTCACTTTTTCTATTATTTCTTTTATTATAACTAAACATATTAATAACTCCATAGTTAATATCACCTAAGTTACTAAAGTGTATATTTAAAAGTGAATTATTGCTTTTGGATATATTCATACCGTCTTTATCTACTAAAGTACTTATACCATCGGTATTTGTTGCATTAAGTGTTTTTACTACAAGAGCATCCGCTTCAATCAGACTTGTACGAATATGTCCTCCCTCAATGATTGTATTTCCGGCTGTTGCTGCGGAAACCATATCAGAATAATTTGCATAACCAAGCTTTTTAGCCATATCCTCTTTAGAGGAATTTATACTAGAAGTAACATCTCCTGAGTCAGCTTTATGATTGATTGTGCTCTGCAAACTACTATTAAGAGAACTGAATGTAATCTTTCCTTGTAAAGATACATCTTTTCCGAAAATACTTATGGCGTTCTCTTTAACGGTAATTCCTGTCTTAATCTCTTCTGTTGTGGAATAATCGCTAGGTGCAGCACTCCACGGTGTTGACCTTTCTCCTTTTTCGACTTTGAGATTCCAAACACGGAAGTAACCTATCGGGCTTCCGTTTTGTAGTACAGAAGAAATGTAATCTAATCTAAAGAAGATATTAGTTTCATTTGTTTCGGTTGCTGTGCCACCAATAGTTATAGGTTTTGATATGTGTTTACCTGAACCATTAGAACTTAAATAAAAAGTAGCATCAGCCCATCCGTACAAAGAACCAAATTGGCAATTTATTTTTGCTGTATGTTCTGTTGTGGTGTTAAAATTAAGATTGCTTGCCTCATACTCAAAAGAAACTGTAATTATATCTCCTTTTTTAAGTCCTGTTATATTATAAACGCTCCATGTTTGATTGCTTATATTGCTAAATGTAGTCAGCTTCTTTTCTGTACTAGTTAATAGAGCATAGTTTTGATTAACAGATTCATCTACTTTGTAGGCATATACTTTGGTGAAGTATGCCGAACCAAAGTTTGAACCCCCATCAATTTGAAACCAAATACCGGCTTTTGTATATCCAGCGGGAATTGTAATATAACCTGATAGTTTTCGCCATCCGCTAGTTTTAGCTGCAACAGAAGAACCTTGATTATGCCAGCTTGTAGTACCGTCGGATTTTTTTAGTATAAGACCAACTGTTACAGTATGATTAGCTAATTGAGCATTTACATACGCAGAAATGTAATATTTCTCTCCTTCGGCAACAGAAACATAATTTTTAGCTTGTACATCACGTTGAGTAGACTTCATACAATAACTTGTAGGACAACTATTGTTGGCAGTTGCCGCACTAACTCGTGAACCTCCGGTATAAAGCAAGCTATAATTAGCATCATCGAAGCAACTGTCAGGAACAATGTTGGTTATCTTGCTCACACTTGTAACCTTAGAAGAAATACCAATCCAAATGTTATCCGGTCGTAACTCGACTTCTGCTTTGCTTACACGTGTAGTCAGCGCTGACAAATTGTTATTAGTCTGATTCAGGTTGTTCTGAACGGCTGTAACTTCTGTCTTTTCGGCTTTTAGCAATAATTTTTCTGAGTGCTGTTCTATGACTGTCTGCATAGATTTTACAGTCGTAATCGTTGCGTACTTCTTGTCTGCATTTTGTCCGGCTGTTGTTATAGCATCATTCTTAGCCTTATTTGCCTTGTTGGTAGCATCTGTAGCAGCAGTAGATATAGCGTCCTGCTTTGCCTTATTTGCCTTGGAAGTTGCGTCAGCAGAGGCAGTACTTATTGCTGAAGTCTTTGCATCATTCGCCTTTTTGGTTGCATCGCTCGCAGCAGTATTAATTATTTCCTGCTTAATAGTAGTAATTTCAGTAGAAGAAACCTTACTATTAATTTCACCTTCTAATACACTGAATTGTGATGTTACCTCTTTTTTATATTCAGTCAAAGCATTTTCAGCATCTTCGGGAGCAGGTGACCAGTCGGTTGCTTTTGTAGAGCTAACTAACATAGGCTTGCACATCCAAAAAGTACAAGCTGTAGTTGCACCAAAAAGTATAAAATTTTGATTAGAACTATCATTTATATTTTCAAGTTCTATTTTCTTCCATTGTGTTCCAATAGTTATTTTATAAAATTTTTCATCTATTGTGGAAGACCCGAACCGTATTCTAAGTGTTACATTATCTCTATCGGCTTTAACAAAAGCAGTAAAACTAACTGGCTTAATTATAACTTTATTAACAGTATACCAATAAGTTCTATTGAGCCCTCCATTTTGCATTATTGGAGTGTTTTGTATGACCTTTAAAGAGTTAATATAGTCATATGTGTTATTAGTGTCAATAGATACAACTACATCTTGGTCCCATCTTATATCTGTTATTTCTGATAGCTCTTTAGTAAGAGCAGAATTTGGTATATAGTTTCTTACTCCAATCTGAATATTATTAATAGCATTATTGGTGTATTCTTTAGAAGAAGTTACAGCAGCAGTAATACTGTTGTTGGTCTGCTCAAACTGTGAACTTACCGTTTTCTTATAAGAACTTAAATCGTTGGCTATACCTTGCGCATAATCTCGTGCAGCATTTGAGATAGCGGTTAAAGCATTTGTTCTCTGTGTATAATACGTTGTCTGCTTTGTAGCAAAATCAGAAGGAATAGCAATTGTTTCAGGAGATGAAGCCGTAAGAGTTACCAACACAGCACGATAAGTCGTGTGTGCATTGTTGTAATTTGTAGGAGTACCTAGATTGTACTTACTATATCCGTTTGCAATCTGTGTCTTGTCTGCGTCAATTCTAGCTATTTCTTCTTTCAATGACTGCTTTTCTGTTGGAGAAATAGAACCGTCAGAAGCCCAACTATCTAATCGGCTCTTAGCTTCATCAGCATCACTTTGTGCATTGTCTGCTGCTGCCTTTGCGTTGGCAGCATCCTTTATTGCCTGATTAGCCTTTTCTTGTGCCGCATCTGCGGTTTGTTGTGCAGCATCTGCAAGGGATTTAGCCTTTGCTGATATAGCGTTCAATAAATCGGTGCGAGCATCGTAGTAATCCTTAAACTTGCTTCTGAATGTAGCTCCTGATATATTACTTGTTGTTGAAAGACTTGAAAGCAACGGTGTTATATAAGCACTTAGCGTATTATAAGCCGTATCGTAAGCAGTCCTGCTTACTCCGTACTTGTCAGCACTTGCATTGTTTTTAGGCTTTTCAGAAACAATAATATCCCATTCTTTTTTTGTTTCCTGCTTTTCCTGAGCAGTCAGCTTGTTGTCATTTGCTATATCAGACAATAAGGCGTTTGCAGTTGCCGCGCTTTGAACGGCGTTATTGGCTGTCTGCTGTGCACTATCAGCTGCTTGTTTAGCTGCATCTGCCGCAGCCTGAGCCTGATTTGCCTTAGTATCGTCTGTGTATCTTGTTGCAAGTTCCCAGTGTTCTATCGAAAACTGAGCCTTTGCTTGTTTAGACGTTTTGCATCGAAGCAAATCATTCTTGTAGCTTCCGTATGTAGCATTAACCCACAAATCTCCAATATCATACACCGAGGCATTAGACGGGGTAGTCACAAATACCCTTCTCTTTCCATCTGCCGTGTCCTGCGCTTTTTTAGCGTCAGCCAAAGCTTTTGTGATATCAGAATCGGTTATTACCTGCCATGTATACTTACTACCACTCACTTGAAAGCGATACGCTTTTCCATTACCATCATAATACAAGTCGCCTAAATGTACGTTCTTGTCTTCGTTTGTAGTCCAATTTACAGCAGGCTCGTTACTTAATGTAGGAACTGGTTCATAAAACCATGTTTCAATAGCACCGTCTATTTGGTTTTTAACAGCTTCTAAATCCTTAGATAACTGATTTACAAATGAAATGTTTTCAGATAAATCAGATATAGCATCGTCTACTTTTGTATTGACTTCCCCTACTGCGTTGTCGATATAGTCCTTTACGCTTTCTCCCGAACTGAATTTTATAGCATCGGCAATAATCATTACTTCCGAACGAGAAAATGAAGCAAATTCTTTTCCGTCCAAAGAATAGGAATTGATACCACGATACAATTTAAAATACGGTGCATCATTGCCGTATGCAGACAAGATAATAGCTGCCTGACGTGTAGCATCAGACTTATTACCCAACTGTACGATATCATCGCCAGCCTTAGGTTCAGTAGAACCTGTATCGCAATCGGTTTTAGAAAGGTCTATATAGTTATCTCCTACTCCAACAACAGCACGCCAATAGTAGGTATTAGTGACGTTCTCATTAACACCTTCCTTAACGTTAAAAGTCTGAGCCCTTGCCAAGTCACCGACCTCGAACTCTTGCTCTATTGTTCTTTCTCCGTCTGTATTCTCAAAGTAGCAACGGTAGAAATCTCCTTTATCCTCTACTTTAACACATGACATGGAAGCAGGAGTAAGGATAATCTGACCGCCAACATGCTTTATCTGTTGTATAAGCAACCGAATAAATGTGGCTACCTTTCTGACAAGCATACGGTCTACCTCCAGATAACTGTCACCGTTTTCGTCTTTCTTCAGGCAGAATCCAGCTCCTAACGCACCAGTAGAGAAATTAGCTGATTCCATACCGTTTCTAACGAGAATAGAAAGTAAATCTGCAACACCTTGTTTGTCAATATTGGCTCCTTTCAAGCCTTTTTTATATTCTCCTATCGTCAACGCACCACGCAATACCAGTGAGAGTAATTCTGCTGCGCCTTGCGCATCGATATTTGCTCCGGAAATTCCAGAAGCAAACACTCCAAACTCTGCTCCTCCCAGTAACTTTAGCAGAAAATTTGTGCTATCAGACTGGTCCTTTCTAAGAAATTTATTATCTAATTTACCGATTGCATTCCCAATTTCGAGTATGACTCTAGCTGCTGACATTATAGCCTCATCCGTGATTTCTTCTTCTGAGTTTTTTTGAAGCAAATTAGATATGTTCCTACCCGCAATTTTAATACCTTTCAAAAAATTAATAATGCCTTTAGCCTCATCAGATGTTTTTTTCGAAAGAAATTCTTTTCTTGCTTGTGTTAAATCTACTCCACCGCCTTGATTGATTATAGTAGAGTTGCTACCGCCACCACTAGGAGTGACGGTAGAACCTGTCGGGTAATTTCCGCTTCGTGAACGGTTCGGTATTACAATACTTTTAATATCTACTTTTTTCATCTAAATCTCAATCATTATACAATTGAACCGGTTCTTTCTATAATCTATTTCACCTCCGGCATTAATGTATTTCTTGTTAACGGAATATTTGTCTGACAAAACTGTATAAGGTTTTATGTCTGCTCTTTTTAATACCTGAGTAAGTTTAATTTTAGGAACACTATAATGATCAACAATACGACGTATTAGAAATTCTTCCGGACGGATATTCTCACCAACAATTCCACAATATAGATTATTTGTTAGATAGCTATTGTTTATGGTTACTTTACTATAGCAGGCTCCATCATCGTTATAGCTACTTATCTTGAACTCTATTTCATCAAGTTCGTTGATATAATCTTCATTAACTACGTTTTCGTATATCCGGTCACTATCCGAATCTTCGTCTTCTACATCTTCGAACTTATTAAAATTAAATTCAAAGTCTTTCAATGAAAAATATTCAGGGCGTAAGCCTCCTAATACGAAAGTTGCATAAGGTCCAAATATTGTCAACTCAACTTCTCCCAATAATACTATATCATCTGGTATACGACATATATATCCCTTGATATCATTAAGACCATCATTGAGCTGTCTGGATGATAATAGCGTATATGGTCCATAATAATCATTGTTATCGTTTCCGAAACTGACTTTTAGGTTATTATCATGTTCTCCTACTATTACTGCTGAGTTATTGTCCCAATAAGAGTCTGCACCTCCTGTTTTTCCGTGAAAATATTTGTTTCCCACTCTCAACTGGAAATGAAAGTCGTAATCAACTATTCCTGATGTCATTCTTGCCAACATATATGTACTAAAATTGATTACGAAAGCTCCTTGAGAATATGCTGCCGGACTTCCCTTTATTTGTAAAATAGGGATTGTATTGTTTTTTGAGAATATCAATGTTTGCGAAGTACCTCTACTAGTTTTAATTTTTATATTATCTTCGTAGTTATAATCCGTTATATCAGCTTTCCCTGAGTTGTCTATCCGATATTCATCCCACTTAAATGGTATTGCTCCAGTGATGGATAACAGCTGCCATTTGCTTGAAGCATCAATTTCTTTTTTAAACTGTTCTGGGCTTAACTCCGTTACTGAATCTGGCTCAGCTCCGTACTTGTATGCCAACATCTTATAATTGTTCTGCTTAGATTGATAGAACTTATAATGAGTGACTCTATATCCCTCATTAAGTACCGTCTTTTCATCTTTCACAGTAAGAAGCTCCATATTATCGAAGGATGTGTCTGGCAGTACCTCTCCGACCGGATAATTACTACATCTCACGCTTGCCTTGTTATAGCCAGGAAGTACATCAAGTGTATGATCGCTACCAGCAAAACCAATATCCTGAACATTCATTTCATCAGCCTGAATCTGAGTATAGCTTAACATATCAGCAGTATACTTGTAATATTCTCCTATTTCATTATTCACATCAACGAAATATAATTCTCCTCTCCAGTCTACACAGGTCCAGTTCATCAGCTTCATGATTTCCTTCAGTGCTTCTAACATAGACATTGCATTATCATTTTCATCAAAAAAATTTTGCTCTGATATCATCATTTGTTCCAAAGGATTTCTCCAATTGTTATACTCAGATTGTGAAATTCCGTAGACATGAGGTATATGCACTGATGTATATAATCCCTGTGATTCCTCTATACACTTCTTTAGCAATTCCCATAAAGATATAAACCCTCTTTCTTCACCAGCTTGTTTGTATTCTATATATTCCAATACAGACATAGCAGAATAACAATTAAGTTCCAGGTTAAACTTATCCGATGAATATTCCTGAGTATATAGCTCTGGCTTGATGAAACCACACCATACAGTTATACCGTCTGCATACAACGTTATTCTATGCATCCTGTAATCTGTGCTGAATAAGTCCTGAAGATAGTCACCACCGAATATTGCCAATGTAGCCGTACTGAATCGGGTAGGAGTGTATATAAATTCCTCGCTGTCTATTGTCACCGTAAATGGAGATGTCTGCCCTTTCAACTCTTTCGATTCGCCGGTATAACCTTCTCGTTCTATTCTTACTTCGTATGCCCTTCCGTCAATCGATGAGAAGGGCAATGTATATACTAATCCGTAACTCATAGTTTCTTTCCTGTATCTTTCATGTAATTCTTCAATGCCAAATAGATGTCACTTCCTCTCACGCGGTCAAAGCCGATTGTCACACCGCCACCTCTGTCATCTTCTGTCATGTGATATAGGCTTTCCTGTTGTTTCTGATTTAATATCAATTCTCCGGAGTTTACCCTTGCTAACAGTTTGTCACCGAAATAACTGCTACCACCAACTATACCGCCATCTGCAAATTTTGGAAATGAAGTAACGGCTGATATTACCGCTGCTATAGCTGCAGGTATAGCTACCATCATTCCGGGCCAGCCAGCCTGCGCTCCTCCTGCTGCAGCTCTTGCTGCGGCTAACCCCATAGTTTGTGATACAACATTAGCAATATTGCCAATAGTCTGCAATGCCCATTGAGCCATTGCAGTCTGGTCGTCTTGCGCTGCACCTGTCAGCATGCCGAATGCAGATGCAACGTTTGCTATACTCGCAGCATAATCATCAGCCTCATCTATATTTTTCTGTATCGATGGCATTTCAAATTTACCCATCTCAACTCCTCCAGCCATACTGCCTAAATTTGGTGTAGTGCTTTCCACGAATCCAGGAGCATTCTTCCCTTTTTGGAATATAGCGGTTTCAACTTCTGCCTGTAACCTTACCTTCTTAGATTGTAATTCATTAATAGTTTCCTGAACAGCTACACGCGCTTGCGTTGTGGTTGCTGTTATCAATTTTTTCTGTAATTCTTTTATCTCATATTCTATTTCTGCAATAGAACCTTCTGGACGATTTTCAGCTTTTTCTTTCGCTTGTCGTGCTGCCTCTTCTGCAGCAGCCTTATCCTTCGCTGCTTGTGCTGCAGCTTCAGCCTCTTTGCGTGCATTCTCTGCAGCTACGGATTCAGCTTGCAAACTTGTCAAATGGCTTTTAAGTTGCTTATCAATTAAATCATAAGTTTCTTTTTGTTTTACAGCTATTTGATATACTCTTAAATTCTCTTTAAAGACCTTTTCTTCCTCAAACGCTGCACCATTGATATTTACCAGTTTTGCTTTTTCCCATATTTTACGAGATTCATCTACCGCCTTCTTATATTTATCAACGAACTGTGCATCAGGGAACATGGTACGTGTCAGATCTGCCATCGTTTTCCGATAGGCTAAATCTGGTTTCACACCCTGAGTAACATATAGATTCATCCTGGCTAAAGCTTCTGCTGAATTTCCTTGATTATCATATTCTATTTTCTGTTGATCGGACATAGCCAATGCTCTTGTCGCCCAATTAACAGCATCTCGCAAATTATCAACAGCATTTTTAAGATAACCATTTGTTCCATACAGAGTCGTACCAAATGCAGTCCATGCATTTTGCAATTTGCTTATAGATCCTGCTAAGTTATCAGTATTAATTCCTGCTTGTTCTTGTGCTGTATTAGTTCCCTCTATTCCTTCTCTTAATTTATCAAATGCATCTTTTTCCTGTAATAATGCTATTGCAGCAGTAACTGATTCCTTGCCAAACATCTTAGTCAGTTCTGTTGCATTCAGATTTTTCTTAGATAGGTTATCTATTGCTTTTGACAAACCTACAACGGATGGCTTAAGATTATTATCTGCCGACGCCTCTAAGGTCAGGAATATATTTCGTAGGTTGGTTCCTGCTGAACTTGCATCCGTAATACGTGGCGCAATGGCTTCTATGGCTGCAACCAGTTCATTAAACTTGATACCTACAGCAGATGCAGTACCACCGGCATTCTCTATTGCACGGTTAAGGTATGGGATATCAGCTGAACCTTGTTGTGATGCAGCCGCAAGTATATTAATATATTCACTCGCACTTGCCGAACTTGCGCCCATTTGGTTTAATGAGCCTGTAAGTGCTTTCGCTGCTGTCGGTACATCAATCTCAGCTGCCTCAGCTAGCGTAACCGCTGCACGAGCTGTTGCAGATAAAGCTTCTTTGTTTTTTAGCAGTTCCGGCATCTGGCTACCAATCAGCTTGTATGCATCAACCATAGCAACTGCCGACTGCGTACTGTCCATAGCCATCTTCACAGCCTCAGCACGGAAGTAATTCAACTCCTGAGCTGATACCCCCGTCAGTGATCTAAGAGAAGATAGGGATTTTTCAAACTCCATATTTGCTGTTACTGCTGCATGTATCGATGTAGATATACCTACAAATGCAGCTGCGTAACCGCCTATCTTTGCTATGCCTTGAAATGCAGATTTGCTCTGAGCAGAAAAACTCTTTAGATTTTGTTGAGCTTGAAATAACCCTTTGTCGAATTTATCTGTATTAAGTAATAATCGTGTATATATGTTACTCATGGTTTTATTTTTTTAGCACGTTCTCTCAATCCTTTCATTTCTTCTTCGTTGATTTTTTCAGTTTTATCCGAAGCATCATGTTCATCATCTAGCCGCAATACATCTTCTACATCTAGTCTTCGTCTGCTTTGTGATTGAAATACAGACCACATTAATAGCCTTACCCTTTCCATTTCTGCCCTTTCTTTTCGCCTCATTCCTCGCAGAAAAACAGCACACTCAGAGAATGTCATACAGTCAAAAAAATAGGCAGGAGATACACCGCCCCTGCCTACTATTTCTTCGTATAAAGACACAACGCTTACAGGCTTATCTACGTTACCTCTTTTTTTTTACTTTGGTCACGTTTCTGCGAATCACTTAATACTTGCTGAAATGTTTCAAACACGCTTTTGTCTTCATCACAATAATCAATCAGCTCGTCAAATGTCAGTGTGTAATCTTCATTCAACGCTAAAAGCGCGCAATGCATAAGCATGTAAAGTTCCTGAAGCCTTTTTCCTTCGAATGGATGGCCACACACTTCTTCATACTTGAAAAGTACTCTAAGCGAAAAGTGTATATCGTACTCTTTATCCTTTATCGTTACTTTCATTATTCTGCGGCTTTAGCAACTTTTTCTAACTTACCTACTCCCTTGAAATTAGCTGATATCTGTGAGTTTTCTCCATTGGCTCCTGTTAGCGTAACTGATGTAATAAGAGCTTCACCCTTGTAATATGTTTGTTTAGGAGATTCTGAAGGAGCAGTCCAACCTTCTGTAGGTACACCATCATTTGTTGCATTAGTTGGAATACCACAAATTATCGGAACTTTTTCTCCTGCCATACATTTATCCAGCAGTGTTTCGTATGATATATCAACTGGTTCGCCTTCATCTGCGGCTCCTATAGACTCAGATGAAGCCTCCCATGACAATTTTGTGACTTCTGCATCATCCCACATTCCTGAATCCTTTGATGCTGTATCGTTTGTTTCAGCATTCAAAGTTAATGTGTGGCTGGTAGCTAGAGCTATAGCTTTACCAGCCACGAAGATCATAAGGTCTTTCCCTTTTAATGCTTTTCTTTTTGCCATAAAATCAATCTGTTTTTAAATTAATCGTTATTATTCCGCCATATACTTTATCTTCTTCTGAGAAACTCCATGATTCTGTCTCGCTGTCAGATACCGGGAAATATTCATTTCCTTCGATTTTAGCAAATACTTTCTCTATTTCGGATATCAACTCTATAGCCTCATCCATATTGTCTGAAAAAACATAGAAATCAACTGTAACATTTCTCTCAAAAACACCATCCTTACTGTCGTCTTTCCCGGTGTACGATGGATTATAGATTATATATGGCAGTGGTATCTCGCGTAATACTGATATAGGAAATATATGCTGCGAAACCTTATTGTTAATAGCCTCATTACCCAACAGTGCTTCCTTGATAAATTGAAATACTTTCAGTGTGCTGTTCATTGTTTCTTCTTAGCTATACGTTCTATATGTCTGATTAAGTAATATTCAAGCTTATTCTGCGCAGCCTGCTTCTTTGCGTCAACAGCGCGTGAAAAGAATTTCGATGCAATTATTTTACCTGTATAACGCTGTTTTTTCAACGCATGACCTTTCAGTCTACCCTTTTTCACCTTTTTGTTCCAGCGCATCATTGTACCTTCCTCAAAAAATCTCAGCAGAAACGATGGATTCCATTTCTTTGTCCATGTCTGTTGAATGTGAACACGTACACCGTCATTCTTTCTGTACACCGAATACCGTACCCATTTCTTAAGATTTTCTGATTTGAGTGTACTACCATCACTATTGTTTACGCCTATAAGGTTCGTTCGTGCCTGCCTTTGAATTATCCTGGCCGAAGAAACCAGTGCGCTACGTATGGCTTTTCTGGCTTCCGGCTTGGACATCTTCAAATTCTCTAACAATCTGTTTACCTTATCTGTGTCAACTACAGTCCTTACTTCATCACTCATTCAGCAATTCTATAGTTAATATGGTCATATTCTTTTGCCGGTTTGAATTGACGGAGTTGATACCATAACTCTCACCGTTGTATATCACTCTCATATCACGTTTGATTGCAGGTCTATAATACATAGTTACCTTATTTATCTGGTTATGGGAGTATTCCATATTCTGCTCTCCTTCAGTTCCTGATTGAAAAGCTACAGATGCTCGTGCGGTAAACAAATCAACCCACTCATAATTCTCACCTCCGCTTAAACCTTTTGTCACTTTCCGGTGCTGGATGGTAACTCTTTCTGTCAATTGTCCTGCTCTCATAACGTGTAATCCCTATATAGTGATAACAGATATTTAGAACCTTGCTCCAATGGCTTAGATTGCGTGTATGTCAATTCTTCCCTGTTGGCGTAATACATTCCTACATTCAGTAAAATCGCTTGTTTAATAGGATATGGAATGGACTCACCGCCATCAATCTCAGCAAGTCCTTCCACTGTAACACACAATTCTTTTGCAACCTTAGCCTCAGCTACATCTATATACATCTCGATAAGTGTATCATCCTCTGTGTACTCTTTTTCCACATTCAGATGTTTCTTTGCTTCATCTAAGGTTATGTACATAATCAATCAGCGTTAAGTTCACCCTTAATCAATGCCTTAGCGAATGATCCATTTCGACGAGGTACTGCATCCCAATATGAGTTTACGATGATACGTACAAAAGCCTGTTCAGCCTTTGTGTATGGATCAATCATCAAGTCAAGTGCTCCCCACTGACCGATAAGTAAGTCAGCCCAATTACCGAACACGATACCATATTCCTGGTTAGTGCTGCCTTTTTTGTTGAATACTGCGTTAGTACGCAATGCCTTATAACCATTTGTACTTTCGTTCTCAATCAAATATCCGGCTACTCCAGTTGATTTCAGTGTGGTTTTACCTTTACCGAACAGCTTGGTATGCATGATGTATGCCGTATTTCCCATAAGAGCGTTGGCGACATCAACATTAGTTTCCAAATCAACAATACCGGCCCAGCTCATATCTACTGCAGCTTCTGAGAATCCTGTGAATAAACCATCCGGTTTTTCTGCACTTGTTGTATGCCCACCTAAAACAGTTGCTTCCAATTTAGAAGCTACAGCATTCACTAGGTCTGCACGTAACAATTGTTCTACTCCCAGGGAATCTTGAACCAGCAACTGACGCGATACTGTCAGAATACTTGTCAGTCGCTTAGGCTTCATTGTTTTCTTTGTGAATGTTCCTGCACCGTCTGCAGCAGCAGCATTTTCGTCTGCCCATTCTGCAGTAGAACCCGAATAGTCAGGAATATCGATATTACCCACAAGACCTGTCATCATGCTAGCACCAGCCTGAGACAAGACAAGTCTGTCACGCAATGGTGTTAAGATATCAAGAAAGTCTGTTTCTATCAGCGTATCACCTGGCGATTTAGCTGTCATATTTGCACGAGCCTCAACAGGGATATACAATCCTCTTGAACTGCGAGGTGACTGACCGGCTTTTTCAAGCAGCGAATAGCCTAATGCGTTCATTTGCTTAGTTCTTTCACTATACCCATGACCATCAGTATCTATCATCTCCAGAATAGCCTTACGGAGAGAGAAAGTCTGATTGGTTACATGTGGATTTCCTTTCTGCTGATTCTCTGAATCACGCATTGCAATCTCAATATTGATATCAGCCAGTCTACACTGAATTTCTCCAAGTTCTTTTTCTTCATCCTTATTGAGCATGCGCTGTTCTGCACGTGCACTGCCAGTAATAGTAGAAGCTCTTTCCTGAAGCTTCTTCTTTTCGTCCATTAACTCTACCTTGCTTTTTTCTTTTGCCATAAAATCAAATGTTTAATGAGTTATTAATTCCTTTGTAATATTCTTCCAGATTCTGTTTTTCTCTTTCTTCAAGTTCCTTTTCAGCCTCTTCTTTACCACGCATATACACGCTTGTCTTTGAGTAAGCTGCATTGTAAACCGGAGACACATCGTATATTCTCTCAAACTTGGATATTGTGCGTTTCCATACCCCGTTTTTTTGTCTTTCCCATTTCTCACCACCATCAGCCACCGTAAACGCAAAGCTTGACTGGTCTATCTCGCCACGTCTAAGGTTTTCAAGCAATTCATTACCTAACGCTGCTTTAGGCGCTTCGAATCTGTATTTCAAACCTTTACTATCAACTTCAAGCGATAAGGAACCATTGCCATTCTTGGCTCGTGCCAGAATACCTTTAGAACGGTCATGATTCAACAATGCGAAAACATCACTTTTCCCTAGCACGCCATCAAGCGCACCACGCTCAATGACTTCCTCAAATCCAAGGTTATCAGCACTTACACCGAACAGTAAAGCATATCCTTCCACCGTTCTCTTTTCATCATCTTCGTTGGCAGTAACCTGGAATGTGGTATTTCTAATTTCAGTCCTATCTTCCATAATCAATCATTTATTCATTAACGGAAATTTTGTCTGACATTTCAGCTTTTTCTTTTATCGCATTCTTCAATGTTTGAACATTTACTTGCACAAAAGCCTCATCACCATCATCAATCCTCGACATACCTATTTCCCTTCTTACTTCGTTGGGTGTAGCAGCACCGATATTAGCCATGTCTTTCCAGAACGCACCCTGTGCAGCCTTGTCTGCACGAAGAATGGCTGATGTATTAAATTCTGCGTGATACATATTTCTCTCTGATGGAAGAAATACCTTACGATTAATCTCTTGTTCTATTTTTGTAATTACAGCCAGCACTGTATCTGTCAGATACTCTAGCTGTGTTGCTTCAATTGTTGAATACGATGATTTACTCAGGTCGAATGCCTTAACCGGTGATACGGAGAAGAAACGGCATATATCTACAACATTGAACTGTCTGCTCTCCAACAGCTGCGCATCCTTTGGATTTATTGAAATAGGCTGGTATTTCATGTTTCCCTCCAGTACTGCTATCCCTGCAGGTGAACCGGTATCAGGATTTATTCTTTCCTTCCATGTAGAATATATCTGGTCCTTCTGCTTTTTGTCGAGTCGTGGACCTTCCACGGTAAGTACTCCACTAACCGAACCGCCACCCTTAAAGAATCCTGCTGCATGTTCCTCCGAACTTGTAGCAATACCCAATGTCTGCCTTGCGTGTGTCAGCGTTGAAACTCCGATAATACCATCGTAAGAAAAGTTCAGGACGTGAATCATATCCATGGGCTCCACCAACTCCTTGAATCCGGCAACCATATATCGTTTCCTTCTTATTCCGTTACTGTCGATTATCCATTGAATTGACACCATCGACGATGGAATATAAACCAGCTGCACAGGCTTAGTTCCTTCTCTCTCGATGTAAGCATACCCATTCCCGGTCAGCAGAACACTGCTCATTATCGTCTTGAAGAAAACATATCTCGTCATGTTCTCGTTAGGCTCCAGATCCAGCAGCTCATACAATGGGTGTAACCTGTCTTTGATTTTATACCCTAACGCATCTGTCTTGAATATCTCCAATGGCAGAACCGCCACTGAATCACTTATAAGGTCAACACATCTATAGACTGTTGATAATAGCATAGGATAGCTTCTGCTTGCCAAATGTATTCCCGGACCACCTGCGCTATAAGCAGGAATACTCGACACTTCCGCTTTCGATGCTTTCCTGATTTCAAATCCGAATATCTTCATAATCAATATTGTTTTTAGATAAACGGATTTTTTGTCAGCCATTAATAGAAGTCACCGTAACGCGGAGACACCAGCCATACGACCAACGCCATCAGCATAGCTATCACACCGTCGATTTTCTTTTCCTCAAACTGCTTGCTCGGTTTTGTGTTACCGTTCTTATCCCTCGCCATAACCACATTCCTGAAGCAATGACGGTTTATCACATTGTTGTCTATTATAGCCTTTCCGGAAAGCAACAATCTTTCCATTTCTTTAGTAGGACGATTGAAGTTACCTATTGCTTGACTGATTGGTTCCATAGGAAGCCCGTTATCTGTTGCATTAATAACAAACTGCGTAGCGTTCCATGAGTCATACCCGATATTGTTGATACGCAGTATCTGGCCAACGTCCATAATCAGATTCAGTATATAGTCATAGTCTGTCACGTTTCCTGGAGTAACTATCAGGCACCCCTGTCTTCTCCATTCTCCGTACAACTCCTTAAATCTCTTTTCCTTCAAGCTCATTTCCGGAAGGAAGTAATAAGTTTTCCATATCAGCTTCTCCTCTGTTGGTATCATAAAACTAACCGATGTCAAGTCACTTGTAGAAGACAAGTCAATACCTACCCACGCATCATAATCACGATACTTCTCCAAATCCACATTCTTCGATGCATCAAGCAGATAGTGTTCCGGAATCCATACCGTTTCACTATCACACCATACGTTTATATTCTTGGTCTTGATTGCTACCTCTTCCGAAGGATTGTTAACCGCCTTCTGAATCTGGTCGCGTATATATCTCGGCTTGACCGTCACACCCAGATTAGGATTTGACTTCACCCATACAGCCTCATCCTTCCAATCGTCACCTTCATCAAGAGTATATATAACTGCGAATATCGTATCATCCTCTTTCAATCCTTTCAATATCTCAGTACACATTTCTCTGTACTGATAACATGGGCCCAGTTTATCGAACCCAGCTGTAGTAATAATTATTGCCAAAGGATTCTCACGCATGCCCTGGGAAGACTGCAATACATCTTTCAGCCTGCTATTCTTTGCTGCATGATACTCGTCAAGCAAATACATCGAAGCATTAAAACCGTCCAGCTTGGAATCATCAGCAGCCAGAACACGCAGAATACTTAATGTCTTATCGTAGTTGATACTGTCACGATATGCTTCAAGGTATTTCCCATTCGGATCAATCCCTTTCACAAACTTGGAGCACATACCGAAACTGATTTTCGCCTGATCTTTGGAATTGGCAGCCAGATACACCTCAGCATTCATTTCTCCATCTGCTATCAGATGATACAACGAAAGCGCGGCCGCAAGGGCAGACTTGCCCTGCTTACGCGCCATTTCAATATATACGGATTGAACCAACCGGCTGCCATCCTCTTTAACGTAAAATCCGTATATACTTGCCACAATAAATTCCTGCCACGGTTGCAGGGTAAAAGGCTTACCAGCATGTCTTCCGGTGTAGTGCCTTAATATTTTAATAAAGTTAATGACTACATCTACCTTCTCTTCGCGAAATTCATATTTGTCATCTTCCATAAGGGAAAAAAATCTTTCTGCTGCAAGTTTCACATACTCACAGCATACAACTTTTCCATCTATGACATCTTGCGCATATTTAAAGTAGTTCTTAGTCATTTCTATTTCTCAAAAACTCATCAAGCGGTGAAACAGCCTCATCATCCTTAGCCCTACGCAGAGCCTTAATCTTACCTCGGCTCATCGTAGTAAGTCCGAACTCCTTAGCCAGCTCCAGAAACTGACTCCAGTTCTCTTTCATAATATTAACCTCTGGTCGCTTAACCATCTCACCCTTCAGATTTTTCATCACCATACCATTTTCTGTAATCACATCTACACACGTCAGATACATTTCGTATGCAGTAGCCATCCGGTGAAGTAATGCTGTGTCGAAAGGTGTAAGCTCTCCTTTTTCATTCATGTCGCGAACCAGATTACATATTAACTTCTTGGCTTCCTTATGTTTTACTGTTTTTGGCAGCTTGAATTGCACCAAATTTTCACTCATAATGTTTTATTTATTAACATAAAAAGCGACTGACAAAAACACTATTTTAACACATCGCAACATTTTGGCTTTTTTCAAAACTCGCTGTGCGTGTGAAGGAGGGTTCGGCGTGGTTCAAGTCTTGAAAACAACTCAAATTTAACCCCATACCCCTTTTAATTATGTTAAACATGTTAGCATTTTGAGTTATGTACTAGCTGGTGATGTTTCTTGCATAATGATTTCAGATTGTTATAATCGTATGCAAGGTAAGCTCGTGAATGCTTGTCTGTTACAGACATGAACGATACTATATGATGTACATCTTCTGCTGGAGTAACAACACCATCCTCTAAGCACATCTCGCATAAAGGATCATTCTTTATCTTAAGATCGCGAAGCTTACGCCATCTGGTAGACATGTATATCTTTCTTCTTTCCAAATCATACATATTCGTGTTGTTATTTATCTTCTTTTTCTGAAATTTGTTTATTGTCGGCATAATCAATTGTCTTTAAACGGCGTGCATCCATAGCAAATCTATACTGAAAAACCTTGAATCTTCTACAGAAATATTTTATCAATTCATCATCATTCAGTTGCTTTGCATGGATGTCACACATTACATTTAACATTGTTTCTTGAAATATATCTTCATAGGATAGACCGTCATAATATATATATCTATCCTTATTGCATACATCAGCTAACCTGCTATATAGCTGATTCAGTCTTTTTGCCACTTCCGGACACAATGCCCATTCTCGCTTTCTTCTGCCCATCTAATTTTAAATTACCTGAAGTGTCAGTAAGTTCATCTAATTGTTTCTTTACAAGCGAACGAACTACAACTGAATAGTTACATCCGGTTGCTTTTGATATTTCTTTCAACTTCATGAATGTATTATCATCGAAGCGTATCATCAATCTATTATTTTTCATCCTTGTACTCAATTATTCTCCATGCTCTGATATTGTTGTATAACTTTCCATTAAACTCTGTTACATGACAGTTGTAATCTACTTCTACCTTCTGACCAACTGCCAGCCATTGATTATTGACATCTTCTCCCATCACATCGAATGCAATCGACTGGGCGTATTTCCCTCCGTCTGTTTCTACTACAGCTGTACGTTTCAATATTGTTCTATTATCTCTTGTCGTGATAGACTCTGTATCTTTTACTATTATAATTTTACCTTTGATATTCATTGTTTTCTTCCTTTGATTTTGGTTTATATTCGTCTGTTTCTTCATCATATTCATAGCAATCGGGACAATAATCTTTCCCTTCAATGTTGGTCCAATTACTTTCATAGGCTGCTTCTGCTGCATAGGTTTCATCACTCCAAGCAACATAGCCATTAAAATCGTCAACATGTGATTTACCACATCCATCACATACGCATTGGTACATATCTACCTTTCTTATCATAACTTAATCCTCCTCAATTTGTTGTTTTAATTCAGCAATCTCTTTTTTTAATCCTTTGTATGTTTCCTCCCAATCCTTATCAGCAAGAAGATAACCTACTCTTACAGCACTTTGCGCACCATATAAGTAAGCCTTTGACAAAGCTTCTTCCATCCATTCCTGGAAATGGTTCATATCCTTACATGGATAAAGTATTCCCTTGCACTCCATAATTTTCTTTGCAAAATCATGGGCATCTTTCTGATACCCTTTATCATTCATTACATTTGGTAATTGTTTTGGCATCATATTTATTTCTCCTCCTTTTACTTTTATCGGTTACAAATCTCATTCATGGCTTCATTCCAAGGTATATTCCCAAGGTATTTTAAGCAGGCATCCCAACCTGCTATAAATCCTTCGCTGAATTCATCTGCATAGCAATCTTCATCACAATCATGTGCTATGTTTTCTCCCTCGCAGAACCGGCAATAAGCACGTTCTTCACAAGCATACTTTCCGTTACACTGATAATGATCGTGAACGGCTTCCCTAAGCATTTCTTCCTTTCTTGTCATATTCATTTCTCCTTTCCACCTATCCCAGAAGCCACCACATGACTGCCAGGAACAGGTAATACAATTTCGTTTTCATTGATTACTTCTCCTTCTTTCAACTAATAATTCCAATCGTTTCTCACACTCTGCACACTCGGTTTTCTTGCGCTCCAGTTTCTCGCGGAACTTAACCAGTTCCTCATCGGATTCCTCATCAAAGAACATGTTGTTCTGACGGTTGTGCTCGATGTACTCATTCATCTTGCGTTCTGCTTTTGTTATCTGGGCTTTGGCCGAAATCAGCTTTGAAAGGCAGGAACTCACTTCAAGCGACTCTCCTGAACGCTTGTCGTAGTAGTAAAAAGAAGTGTACACATCATTTCTCGGATACTGGCATTGCAGTCTGGCCACCCTCCATCTGATTACCCACATCCTTCTTTCGTACACTTCACGAGGAAGGTCGTAGGTGTATAGGGTGACAGATTGATGGTCGTGACCGTAGCAGATGCTGATTTGCACCCAATTCTCGATTTTCAGTTCCTTTTCTGCTTTGGCATAATCCTTAGCCATCTGAAACCAGTCATCCATACTTTCTTGCTTTCCCATATCATTCAAAGTTTAATTCAAGTTGTTGCCAACCAGGTTCTCTGTATTTGCGATTCGACTGCATAAAGGCTTTCCGTAGGGCTTCAGCAATCTTATCACGCATTTCTTTAGATACATGTTTCTTATCAGCCTCACTGTTCATTTGGAGTATCTTGTTAAGACTGCCGTTTATTGGCTTTTCATCAAAGAACAGGCTATACTCGGTAAATATCCGGGTGCAATCCTTTGCAGCTTTCTCTTCTTCTGCATCCTGGTATCGCTCTATTACTGTTTCCTGGGCTGCTTTCAAAATCCTTTGTCCGCGCTCGCTCCTGCAACCATGCCATTCATTCTCGAACATGACAGATATTGCACGCTTCTTACGGACATTTCCTATTCTAGCCCACCCATAATACACTTTCAGTTCACCCATCGTTATATCGTTGTTACACAGTCAAAATCACTTCCATACATGATATGCGCTCCACGCTTCCTGAGTTCTGCCACCAGTTGCTCGTTGGTGTATCTAGCCAACCGTCCATGCAGTCTATCCTGCTTTCTTCTTTCAGCCGTGTGTCTGCTCTCACATAACCGGCACCTGTTGGTGTAATGGGTGCCGGATTTCGTTTCATATGCGCGGAATCTGCTCTCAGGAAGAATCCGGCCACACTCTATACATTCTTTCATGATGCAGCCCTCCTGATCAGTCCCATGTTACGGTTTACCAGTTCAATTATACGGTTATGGTATGCGCTTGTGTGATTGCATACTGCCCTTGACTGTATTACCTGAAAGGTTTTTAATGACACCTCCACAGTTTCCATACGTTCTCCATTTACTCTTGCAGATAGAATCAGACTGTCTTTTTTCTTGTAGTATTCATTTTCAAATACACAATGATGCATGCTTTTACCTTCATCTATAAATTCGAATACACTCTTTAGAACTTTTATTGAAAGTTCACCGTCCGTTATTATTACTCCAAAGAACTTTCCTTTATCTTTCACATATTCTTTGTTAAACTGTTCTGCCAGTTTGCGTTTTGTTTCTTCTTCCATTTTCTTTCGTTTTTTAGTATATGCAGCTAATGCAATTTCGTGTGCCTTGTACAAATCATCCGGACAAATAAACTTGGGATTATGGATATCCTTACCTGTTTGTTCCATGAATGATAGCATGTCAAAGTATATTGAAGCATCAGTTATCACATAATGGTTTCTATGACAGATATTCATTTGAGGCATATATTCTATTTCCGGTTTCTTGCTCCGTACCATCCAAAGGAATACATCGTACTGACCTTGTTTTACAACTGTTTCTGCATGTCTTGATGTAAGTAGCATTTTCATACACTCTACTACTGATACGTATGGCAGTTTTTCAATAGCCTTGCACCATCCGTATTTATGAAGTTTACGTGTGATTTTATATTGAGGATAGAAATAATTACCAGTTACATCGAACACATCTTCAAATACATAATATCCAGCACAACTCTGATTATGCTTCCTGACTTTAAACTCGGTGTTGTAATACCAATTAAAAAAGTTACATCCACGAGAATATCTTTTTGAGATTATTATCTCTTCTCCATCAGGAGATACCCAGTTTTGATATACTTCGTTATACGTGTATTCAGTCTGAACAGTCTGAAAACCTTTGCGATTGATGCGATGAACATCAAAAGTTCTTATTACCTGCCATTTGTTGAATGTCTGTATTATTGAGTAATACTTCGATTCCGTCAGGTTGTCTTTCCGTGGATTGTGTTCTAATATGAGATTATTCAAGCATCTACATTGATATCCTAACTCTAAATCCACTTCCAGTATACCTGGTATCTGGTACTCTATGTTACCACAACAATGACACCATACTTCTCCATTTTGCTTGTAGTAACCAGATGATGGAAATATACTCTTTGCATAGTCCTTCTCTTTATCCGATATTGGTTTGAGATGGCTGCTCATTTTAAGTACCAATTTATTTAAACTCTTTCTGGTCATAATTATATATCAAATAGTGACAGTTGTCTTGATTCTAACATCTTTTGCCGTTCCTGCTTTGTTTTCTTTCTTTCGGTTTTTTTCTGCACTGGCTTTTCTTTGCTAATAGGGTTTTGAATAGTAGTTGGAGCCGCAACTTCTACACGTCCCAGTTCATCTTCTAACTTGATATCATCCTCATCATAGTAGTGAACTGCCCATCCGTATACGGTTTTCCTATCTATCGCTATACCTCCATTTACTCTTTTATTATACATCTTTTGAGCTTGCTGCATGATGTACTTGCAGCATTCCTCTATGGATTTGTTTTCTTTCTTGTAGGTTTCAGCAAAGAGAGAATCCTCCTTTGCGCGGCCATCCAGATAATTTTTAATTGTATCTTCAAACTGAGTTGCCATAGGTCATAATATTCTCAATTCCATTTTTGAGGTCTGTTGTTTATTCTCTCTAGGTAGGATGCAATTCTTTTTTCAGGATCCTCACCATTACGTACAAAAATCCGAGTTCGTGTTTTGTCGCCTGGAATCGCAACGTATCTTCCATACTTCTCACGTTCTCTTTGTTGTATCACTTTCAATTCTGTTCCGTGAGGGTTGTTTTCCAAGTCTATCTTTCTTGTCAATATTGGATCACCTTCTTTGTTCATACTATTTCCTCCTGATTTGAATTAGTCCTTTTCTTATTTCTTTGTCTAATCTCTCAATGTCATCTTTATTCAACTGACATTCTATTTCACCGTTTATGTTATATCCGGTTGGCAGGTTGTTCTCTGCCTGTATTCTTGCTATTTCCTCTTTTTGATTCGTAGCGTAGTATATTGTTATCTTTTCTTTTTTCATGTTGTTTATCGTTTACCTAGCAGCCTTACGGCTGTATAGGACAAGTTACCTGAAACATTAATAGACACAAATAGCTCCCTAAATGAAACAAATCCCGTTTCATTGCGTTTCATTAAAAAATTATCATTCTGATTTTCAGCCATATTTCTATATGCCTATAAGGTCATTATTTTTTTGCCTCATTAAAAAGACTTAGTAACTTAGTTTTATACTCAATCTCATGAGGTGATTGGATCATTTTAAAATGACATTTTATTTCATCCCATGAGTTGATAAACTCTCTAATAGTACGATATTGTTTGTCAGTCAAATGTCCTGACTTCCAATATCCATATGTCCTTTTCATGTATTCATTCCTTCCCAGCCTCAACAAAGCCTCAGCCTTATCAATCTGGCTTGACTTGATACCTTTATCAGCAGTTAATCTCTGTTTGAATCCTATCGTGGTCCAATCCCGATAAAATGTGTGAATGATAGTTTCTATCGTTTTTTCTGAGAAAAAATCAATCAGGTTAATAGACTGCCTTCTATACATAGTTTCAATCCTCAGAATATTACCTTCACATAATCTACCTTTATCGCGTGCCTCGAATCCTTTATCATATATTTTGAAAACCTTCTTGATGTTCTTTGATTTCTCCGTTGTTTTTTGCCGGTTCTTTTCAAAATTCGCATCATTGAAAAGCTCACGATTTCTCATCACGCCGATAGACTCAGCCAGCGATATGTATTCAATCGGATCATGGTCGACTGGTATATTCAATCCTATCTCGTAGTATGTTATTCTAACCTTTTCCGGATCAATATCCCATTCATCTAAAAGCTCTGATATTATCTCCTTAGCATTCGATATACTAAACATCTGTGAATTATCTAGCGTACCATGTCTTGATTTCCAAAACAGTTTGTGCAGGGAACATTTAATCTGAGCCGTTCTGCCTCTTATCTTCCACCATATTCCCTCGATGTTACTTAATGCCGATGACTGATAATAGATTTCGTTCCCCTCCGTACATTGTATCAGATGGTGCTTCCTGGCTATCCTTTCTGCATCACGTACAAAATCAATCTGGGCATTAAAAATCATCTTGTCAAACATGTTATTTCAATTATATCTTTCCTTCGTTCAGTAGCCTCTGAATCTCATCCTTATTCGCTACCATCTTACCTCCTATAAGGCATGTCCTTATCTTTCCTTCACTTCTTAGCCTCCATAGTGTAGTGCGTGATATTTGTAACCACTCACACAACTCCGACATGGAAACGTAGTCGGTTTCACGGCTATACAGCGTTTCAACCTTCTTCTGAAGGTCATTAATCTTTTTCTTCATATCATTCCATTCACTCAGCGGTACCGTTATCATTTCTTGTCCCATGTCAATCAAATAATTTAGGTGATGAAATTCCGACTTCTGCATTCTTGCAGTTCTTAATAGCCTCAACAAAATAGCTCTCTTTTAACTCGAACCCGATACCATATCTACCCATCTTAATTGATTGATATACTTCTGATCCAATCCCTAAGAATGGAGTTAATATCTTATCTCCTTTATTAGACCATAGAGTAATAGCACGCTCTATCGTTTGTAATTGCAATGGGCAAATATGTTTTTCATCGGCCTGATCTCTTCCTTTTGAGCCATTTAAAGTATCTGAATAATCGATATCCATCCATACTGGAGATGCATATTTCTGCCATGTATCTACAGAAATGTCACAATGTATAGGATGTTCATGACTGCCAGGTTTTCTAAATATCATAAGGTAATCTGGTATACCTACACGACTCATTGCTGCATCTTTTTTTACTTGTTTATGAAGCAAACCAAGAGCCTTTGTACGTTGCATTTCTGTTACAGGATTTTTCCAGATAGTTACACGTGAATGATATATAAATCCAGCATCCTCAAATGCTTTTAATATCATACCTGAAAAATCACGCAAACCAATATATCCCTCTTTGCCTTTTTGTATAGGCAAATCCATACAATGTATAGCTACATTACGTCCGGACCACATTACGCGGTACAATTCTTTTACTAGGAAATTAAATGCTATGAAGAACTCTTTGTAGTCTTTTGAATTACCCATATCTTCCAGCTTGTCTGAATATGTATATAATTCAGCAAATGGAGGAGAAAAAATGGTAAAACCAATACTTTCGTCTGGTATCGATTCAATCAATTGTACACAATCTCCATTCATAATATGACAAAAATCCGATTCGTATTCTTTCTGACTTACTGTTTCCATAAGTTTCAATTCATTCTTAATATTCCTGTTCATAGCAATGGTCATGGCTTCTTGCATTTCATAAAAAGCCGATTGCTTATCTTCAAAAGACTTCCTTACATTCTGCATTGTATCTGTCACTATCAGGTATATGTTTACATCGTATTTCTGACCAAATCTGTATGATCTTCTAATACCCTGATAGGTCGCTTCAAAACTAAAATCCAATGAAGCAAATATCTGATTGTGGCAATTCTGGTAGTTCAACCCGAACTGGGCTATTTTTAGTTTAGTGATTAACACACGAAACTCACCGCGACCAAAGCCTAACAGATTATCTTTTTTCTTTTGTTTATTATCGCTACCTTTCACCTCTATGGCTTCTGGTATCATTTTACGCAGCATTTCTCCCTCCTCATCATGACCTATCCATACAATCCAGCTTTCGGATGATGAGTTGACAATATCACTCACTCTTTTCATCCTTTCATTAATTGTTAATCTTAGCTCATTGTGATAACTTGTTGCAGATACTGCTACATCATTAAATAACATTCCGTTATTTCTTTTGGGAGTTTCGATGTACTCTTCTATTATTTTTAATGCAGGTAAATCATAACCTTCGTTACTAAAACCTATATCTCCTGGCTTACTTAACATTACCGCCCATGTAGATACAAAATCCCAAAATGCCTGTTTTGCGTGACCTTTTAATCTCCATTCTGATGTTGATCCTCCATCATGCACAAAATACATTGCTAACATTTCATTGCGTGACATCACATTCAGAAATTCAGCATGATTACATAATTCTGTAGTATCATTAGGTGATGGAGTTGCCGTACAGCATAATTTGTATTTTGTGTCCTTAAATGCTATAATGAGTTCATTTCTTGTTTTGCCATTGAAATTTTTCAGTATAGAGCTTTCATCTAATACAACACCTCCAAACAGATATGCATCGATGTTATCCATGTTATCATAATTGGTGATATAAATTCCAGCTTGCAAATCTTGATCAAACACTGTTAAACCAATTTCCTTAACATCATAGCCAAATTTTACACCTTCTAGTATTGTCTGACCAATTACGCCCAAAGGAGCCAGAATTAACACTGGCTGATTGAGATGTTTCTGTACTTGGTAGGCCCATTCAAGCTGCTGTAGCGTTTTCCCCAGTCCACAATCCTCAAACATGGCAAATCTGCCGGCTTTTACAGCACGTTTCACACAGTATTTTTGGAATGGGAATAGATTTTCGTTCATTTCTGAATCCATCAAATCAAATCCACTATTCTCAATTGCTATCTGTTTCTTTTGCAAAAATTCTATATAATCTTTCTTCATTTTATCTTTTCCTCCTTCAAGCGTTTTACTTCAGCTTTATAGTGACTTACCAGAGCTTTCAACTCAAAATCACTCAACTTATAAGTCTGATTCTTTTTTGATTCAAGCAATAACACCCGGCTCAATCCGATTTTATTGATCAGCCGCTCCCGGTAGTTGTAGATGTTCCCCTCATCGAACCGATTGCAAAAACGACACTGAGCATGACAGTTATCTTCATCAAATCGAGTTGACATGTGACCTCTGTTAATGTAGTGGCCACAATCAGCCTCATCGTATGACTTAATCTTTCCACAGCTGATGCAATGGAAAAACAACTCGCCATTTGCAACAAAAGAATCGCGAAGCCGGATATATTGAGAAAAACATCTGTCTAACTGGCTGACTAGCTTTTGATGTTCTGATTTGCTAGACGTTTTCTTTTTATTATTCCTATTTTGCCACATATCTTTTTAAGATACTGGCTCCATCTACTTTTTACCTTCTCTACCTATTTCCAACTACCTATACCAACTAACTAGTGTTACCTGAAAAGATGGAGCCAGTGAATTGTTTATTCCATAAATGCAGTAGCAGGATCATCCAGTTCTATCTGGTATAGACCTGTACCTTTTTTCTTTACACTCTTTATTTTCGTGATTACTGAGTTTGCCTCATCATCACTTACTTCAACTATGTCACCCACATCAACCTCATATCTGGTTACGATGGGAGAGAGGTTGCCCGATTTTATCCTTTTCATTACTTCCGGATGTATATAGATTGTGATCATATTCCTATCTTGTTTCTTCTGTTTCTTTTTCTAATGCATAAGGGAATACATCCATAATAGCTGTTTCTGATACAGACTCTACTGTATAGTCTGCAAGTGTACCTTTCATACGCTCATGGAAATACTTTTCAGCATTAACTGTACTGTCGGACTGAACTATAGCATACCAGGCGGTCCGCTTTTCTTTGCCTGATTTTTCATCTAACGTTATGAAGTTTGCTTTTACCTTATACCATTTGTTGGCAACCTCATCGTCACTGGGGAAATATTCTTTATAGTTCACCAGCTTTATTGCCGTAACGTGAAATTCTCCAGTAATGAAAGGTTGCATTTCTTCGATGATACGTGACTCTGCTTCAGTGAAGCTCAATGCATCTACCAGATATGGTTCTGTCACTTTCTTGTTCATTCCGTTCTCCATTGTCTTTTCGTAACGGATCTTACATTCAAACCATGTGTGAATCATAATACTTATATTTTATGTTAATAATGTTCTTTAGAATATCCCGGTCCTGTTGAGGCCGGGATAAAAAGTGAGTTAAAGTATTGAAGTATAGCGCATCACTGCGATTATTTCTTTTCCAGTATCTGTACATACCTTACTACATCGTACGCACTTTCAACTGTATCTTTTATCTCGATTTTATCATTTTCTTCTATACTTTTGAAGTGTACGGCATCCTGATAGTCACATGTTCCGGCAATCGCCATCACTACCATCATGCCCAGGCATAAAAGTGCCCCCTTTGTCATATCATTTAGTTTCATAGGTCAGATAATAATTGGTTAATTCTCTTTTACTGTAGTACACACATCCGTCTTTCTTATGGGATGGTATCTGTGTCTTGTTTCTCCTCTGTTGCAGTGCGTTCAGGCTTATGCCTAAGTATTCTGCCGCCTGCTTGGGAGTCATCAATTCATCCGTCATTTGCAGCACCTGCTCTGCTACCTTAGCTGCCAGCCTGTTTATGTCCGAACTTGTTATCATATTTGTTATCTTTGTGGTATTATTCACTAAATCATTAATCTTATGGCAATCAAGCTTATTACACCCCAAATGAAGGACTTAGCCTTAGAGTATCTTCTCTCTTCCAATTCGTTGGAAATTGATATCAGCAACCGTGAATTGTCTCAATATTGCGGCTGCCTTCCTTTTCAGGTAAACTTGATTCTCGAAGAGTTCGAAAAGTTGGACCTTCTGTCCATTGAATCCACCAATGATGGGATAACTGTTACAATATCTGCAAAGGCTTATGACATGCATACACATGGTGGATTTACTGCACAAGAGGAACTGCTAAAGGCTAATATCAATAAGTTGGGATATGAACTGGAAGTCCTATCCAAAGAACTTGAACCAAAGCACCTTGAAAAAGCTGAAAAGATTTCGTCTATCGCAATGGCAGTCCTTTCTGCTCTCGCTCTCTTTAAGTCCTAACAGAAAGCGGTCCAACTTGCGGAACACATCTTCACGAGATAAGTATATTCTGTTTGTCATCTTGTCCTCATATACTAACTTGTCATTAGAATATACTTTTCTTATTTTGTATTTCACGATCTCCGGTTTACCTATTACCCTTTCACGCCATGTCTCTATCCGTATCACGGACGACATTACACACTCTGTTCTTTCTTTTTCCATACATCCTCCTTTCTCACCGATTGATTCCCCGGCTACGAACATGCAGCAACTGTACTACATCACAGGGAAGCTCAATCAAAACAGTGTTATTTCTTTCCATACCAAAAAATCAAAAGCCCGAATCCAGATAAGCATCCTATTGTGGCTGTTTGATGCTTTCTCCGAATCCAGGCTTAACCTATATTCATAACCTAAAGTCCTATACTATACCCACTATAACAGCCACGAAATAGTAGATTTAATCTCATATTTTTTGGTGATAAAAAGGAAGTTACTATATTTGCCAGTGATGATTGAATTGAAGGTTACGGCAAATACCGCAACCACCTTTTTTACACCCGTAACCGACCGTTGTTGATTACGAGTACAAACATAAAGAAAAATGTTTATACCAACCAATACAATAAAGAGTTTTCTTTATTTTATTTAATTATTTTAACTATGTTAGATGGGGATTCTTTAAGAATGAGATTAAAAAATAAAGGAATTACTTTATCAAAGTTATCTGAACAATTAAATCTTTCTCCTCAAGCATTAAATAGCAGACTTAACGCTAAAGACTTGGGTATTAATTTTATAAACGATATTCAAAATGCTACAGGATTGATATTGATAGACGAGCCAGAAATAAATCTTCATACAGATTTAGGAAAGAAAATCCTTGATACCATGAGAGGCAGCCTCAACAGCAATGAAATATCTTCTTGTATTACGAAACCACGTATCCCATACACTGCTGCAGCCGGATCTATTACAAATGCTATGGATGGAATTAAAGAATATGATTGCGAACAGATTCCAGTTGTCTCAGCCTTCCCAAATTACGATTTTACAATCATAATAAAAGGTGATAGCATGGAACCTAAATATGAAGGAGGGGATGAGGTTGCGTGCAAGCGTGTAGATGGTACATCCTTTATTCAATGGGGAAAAGTACATGTCCTAGATACATCTCAGGGGATTGTAATTAAGAGAATCTATGAGGATGGAGATAAAATAAAGTGTGTATCATATAATCCTGAATATCCTCCTTTCTCAATCGATAAATCTGAAATATATTCAATTAGCTTAGTTGTTGGACTTTTAAGAATATAGCTATGAAAAATTCTGTTTTTTTAGTGCTGTGTGTGTTAGTAGTCTTGACTATTGCTGCACCAACTTTCATGATCCCTCTTATAGCTCTTGCATTACTCATTTTCCTCTTCTACAAAAGCAAAAAGCAAGAAGATAACTTTACTATTAACTTTTCCGATGATGCTGATAGACGCTTACCATGTCCAGGTGATGACTATTCTTATTACGAAATAGTAGGTATGCAATATCGTAATCTCAAGAAAATAGACTTTGGCATACATAATTGTGCTTTAGCTGTTGCTGAAAGACACAACCCTCATGATGTTTTTGCTGTGGGAATATACAGAACTGATAATGGAGATAATAAACTTGTAGGCTATGTTCCAAAAGGTCAAAATATCGAACTTCACCGTTACATTACTGATAAGTGTAATGGACAAACAATGGCTACATATAAGATTTGGAAAAGAGATGATAAAATCTATGGAATAGCTTATATCAAAGATAATGGTTTATAA